CGCGGTGCCGAGGAACGCGGGCAACTTGTCGGTGGGTGGTTCGGGGATTCCGGCCAGCATCCGGCGGACCTTCTCGCTGCAGTAGCCGAGGTCGGAGATCCCGATTCGGAAGTCGGCGGACTGTTGGCTGCGTTCGGAGTAGGTGGAGGTCTGTTGGATCGCGTCGTAGACGGCGGAGGCTAGAGCCTGTTCCTCGTCGTTCATCAGGTCAGGTCCTGTGGACAGGACGTTGTGGGTCATCCAGTTCCCTCCATCCGTGGGCTCGCGCAGCGTCGGTGCGGTCCTGATGGATCTCGTACTTGCGGGACCCGTGGTCGGTGCGGCACGGCGACCCCGGCGGGGCACCGCATCTGGTGCACCCGTACTGCAGCGCCACCTTGCGCCACGTGATCATCGGCTTACCCGTCGGCATAGTGCTGCTCGTCGGTGCATTCGCAGCGGGTGGGGGTGTCGGTGTCGAAGTCCCAGGCTTGCCCGGTGCAGTTCTGGTGTTTGCCTTGGATGCATTCGGGACACCAGATCGGTGCCCCGTTCACGCCCCGACCTCCTGCTGGCTCGGCATCCCGGCCTGCTCCTCGGTGACGGACTGCGTGTCGGTGACCTCGGTGGCGCCGAGGGAGTGTTCCAGATTCGCTTTCTGCTCGTCGGTCAACCCCTCGTCTGGTCCTGTGGACAGGACCTTGGGTCGGGGGACGACACCCCGGATCACGTCGCGGGTGGAGCCCTGGTCATACAGGGACAGGCCGAACTGGTTACCGAGGTTGATGCAGCACCGCTTCAAGGCGTCGGAGGCGGCGGTCTTCATCGCGTTGTCGTGGGCCTCGGCGAGTAGGTACTCCGGTGAGGCGTTGGACCCGACGGCGGCGTCGGAGTAGACGGCCAGCGTGGTCCCCTCGGTGTCGCGGATGGTGACCTGGACCTTGGCGAACCACATAGGTTCGACCATCGGCTTGTCGTCCTGGGTGTTGTACTGGCGGACGCCGACGAGGTACTGGTCGAGGAGTTCGATATCGAAGTTGCAGAGGTCGAACATCCGGATCAGGTGGGCGCGGACGTCGAAAGATTCCAGGTACGACAACTGCTTGCCGCCCTGGTTTCGCTTGGCGACCCGCGAGGCGTGGATGGGCTTGTCCAGTACGACGATCTGTTGTGGTGTGAGTGGCACGGTTGCTCCCCTTGGTAGGTCCTGTGGACAGGACCCTAGACCCGACCACCGACACAACTCAGGCGGTCTTGGATTGTCCAGAGCAGATCCAGGTCAACTGGCCCACTCGTGAGGTGCCCTCGGTTTCGTCGAGCGTTCTCAGCCCGAGTACACGGGTCAAGATGAGCAGGGTTCACACACCGCTTCACCCGGCACAGGTGGTCGAGGTCGAAACCGTTGGGGATCGGACCCACCAGTTCCTCGTAGGCGATCCGGTGTGCGTACCGAGTTCCTGGGGTACTCCGCCAGAAGGTCCCGTAGCCGATGGACGGGAGCCACAACCAGCAGCCGCTGGTCTTCTCTACCTTTGACCAGAATCTGACCTGTTCGAGTTCCGAAAGCACCCCTCTATTCTTGCCTAGATAGGGTACTATGTCCAACCGTGTTGACGCTTGACTTTTCAGACGCGCCGAAGGACCCGATCGAACGCCTGGTGTGGCTGTCCGGGGTGCAGGCAGCCGTAGACCGGGACCTGAACGCCGAGTACCAGCGGACCTACTACGACGCGCGGCAGACCGGGCGGTTCGACACGGCCTTGCGGCTCCGGTTCCACAGCCGAAAAAAGGCCCTGGCTTTCACCAGGGCCGAAAACGAACGTCGGGGTCGGGGGTGGAAGTGGGGGGACGGGCTCTCCACCTGAGTTGCCGTCCCCCCACTCCGCTAGTCCGTCACCGTTCCCCCGATGCGGTGACGACGCCCCACCGTCGCACTGCGTGAGTAGCGCGGCGGGGACACTCTATGCGTTGCACATCGCCTTGACCTTCTTGACCTCGTCGATGACGTGGACGTCGAGGACAGGCTTCGGCTTCGCCACCACCAGGTCCGGGTGGTAATCGATCGTGACCTCACGGCCCTGGGCGATCTCGATGGCTTTGTCGAACGCAGCGAGAACCTCTTCTTTGGTGCGTCCGGGTGCGTCGTTCCAGTGCGGAACCTCGGGGTACAGATTGTTGTTCGTGCCGAGGATGCCCGCCGCGCTGAGCAGCAGGACGCAGGCGTCGTAGGTGATGGAGTCTGCTCCGCCACTGGATTCGAGGATCGCCTGTGCGGCGCAGACGTTCCCGTAGGCGTCTCTGCCCTGGTGCTGGGTCCAGCCGTGTGCCACCTTGGTGCGGGCCAGGGTCAGGACGATTGCTGTGCTGGTGCTCACTTTCGGTTGCTCCCTTTCATGGATGGTGGTCCTGTGCACAGGACCTGTTCAGGTGTCGTCGCTCCTCTCCCACATGTCGTGTAGTTGTCGGATCTCTCTGTATCTGCGTCGGGTCCGGCCTATCCGTAGATGCCAGTAGGCCAGGCCGACCATGACCGGGGTCAGCAGTTTCAGGAACCACGAGTCGTGGTCCACGGTCAGCATGATGACCAGGTTTCCGGCGGCGTTGGCGAGCAGGAACGTGGCGATCAGACGCCCGAGGAGGTCCGAGGATCGCCACAGGTTCACAGCGGCGGACCTACGTACTGCTGGCAGCCGCACCTGCGGGTCGGGGAATCCGCGTGGTGGCATTCTCCTTCTCCGTCCTCGTGGAATGAGACGTGGTGTCTGCACCCGCACACCGGGTCTTCCCTCCTCCGTCTCTCGATCGTCCGCTGTTTGCGTTCCTGGTGGATGAGGACCAGGTAGGTGCCGTAGACGGCGACGAGGACGGTGGAGCAGGTGATGATGGATCCGATCAGGATCCCGGACCACACGTTCACAGCCACTCTCCTCTCGACGGCATGTAGACCTCACCGGGTTGCCGGTGGGCGTAGTGGGTGGAGTCCTCCACCGCCCGGACCGCGATCTTTCCGTCACCGTCGATCAGGGTCCGGGCGCTGAGCGGGTCGTCCAGTTTCTCCAACAGGACCATGAGGTTTCGCCGGGTCAGTTCCACAATCGGGATTCCTGGCTCGTCGTCGAGGTACCTCATCTGATCACCGTGAACGGGTCGGAGGACAGCAGGATCAGGCTCCTCCCGTTGTCCCAGTCCACGAAGATCTGGGTCGGCGCCGCGATGAGCAGGTCGTTTCCGAGGTACGCGACGTCTCCGATCCCGATGACGGTGCCGGTGGTGCCGACCTCGATCGGGCACGGGTCGTTGGGCATGATGCCGGTCATCTGAACCCGGTCTCCTACGTTCGGGACCATCAGTAGTGCTCGCATCCCGCGTGGACACAGTCACCTTCGCTGTACCCGTGTGAACAGTGGGACGGTTTTGGTCGCGGCTCCGGCTTCGGCGGGAGTTGTTTCGTCCAGTCCGTCTGTGGCTGGAACTGGGTCTGGTGCGGTGGCCTGGACGGGTCGCCTGCTTCGAGTTCCAGGTTGTGGATGACGTTGGCCCGCTCATGCTCAATGTCGATCATCGCCTTCTCCATCACCACCTCCCCGCGTGCCTGGCGGAGTGCCTTGCGTTGCTTCATGGACAGCACCTCCCGTTCGGCGGCGTTGTTGAACACGATCGGGTCGACCCGGTTGCTGAACCAGGACGTGGACCAGCCAGCGCCAACACTGACCGGGACCAGCAGGATCGCGCAGGTCAGCGCAGCCCACGAGAACTGCATGGCGGTGGTGATGAGGAGCCCTACCGCTCCGAGTCCAGCGATGATCGTGACCGCCAGAGAGGCGAGCATCATCACTCGGGTCATCTGGTCTTCGTTCATGCCAGCGTCCCCCGCTCGTACCGGTCGACCGTCTCGATGGTGAGGGACTGCCACTCGGCGACGTCGGCGGCGTCCGGGCCGAAGATCGCGTCGTAGGACAGGCCGACGGTGACGGTGTGGACCAGGTGGTCGTCGGACTGCTGGTAGACGCTCAGCACCCCCGTGTGGGGGCCTGTGCGGCTCACCACGGCCAGGTACTTGTTGTTGTCTACGGTGCCGCCCCACACATAGTCGGGCCTTTCTTCGAGGTCGTGCAGTTGTTTCATGGTTGCTCCCTTCCTTGCCTTTCTGGTCCTGTGGACAGGACCTATCTGAGAACCTCCGGGATGATCTGGAGCAGATCTGCTGGACGCCACACGTGCACGTCGGGTAGTTCCTCGATCCACTTCTTCTGTTCGGCCTGGACGGTGCCCTTCGTGGTCTTCAACTCCGCGAACACCACCTGGCCTCGGCGGGCCAGGACCAGGTCGGGGAATCCTTTGTTCCCCTGGACCGGGGTGCGCCACCCCTTCACGGTGCGGGCGGGTCGGAAGTGGGCGACCCGCCACCCTCGGTACTGGGCCAGTTCGATCACGGCGTCGGTGAACTGGCTTTCGTTCATCGGAAGGTTCATGCCTCTAGAGCCTCCCGTAGCAGCGACAACTTGGCTTCGGCGTCCGTGGCCTGCCGGTCGGCGGCAGCCAGCCTGGTTTTCAGGTCGGCGTTCTCAGCCTCCAACGCGGTCTTCTCGGCCTCCAACGCAGCGACGTGGGCGTGGTCGGGGGGCTTGGTCCCGACCACGTCCTGCAGGAGTTCGATCACGGCCTCCACCTGCTCCCGGAGCAGCCGGTTAGTCCTGCCGGACTCGGTCGCTTTCTCTCTGGCCTCCGGTCCCCACAGGTCCTCTGCCGCATTGTCGGTGTGGTAGATCCGGATGTGTCCGCCGATGCCCCGGTTGTGTTCGGCGACGTATTCGTGGCTGGTGCCCAGGCAGGCTTTGCACCGGAACAGGGTGCCGTTGGTCTCGAACAGGTCGTCTGCCTTGCCGGTGGTGCCCTTGCCGCTGGCGTACGGCGTCCACTCAGCCTCGGTCCTGTCCACAGGACTTGTCTCCTGCGGGGGCAGGTAGTCGGCAGGTTCGGCGGGCGTGTCCTGGTAGGTCACCGCCGCCACCGTGGTGTCGGTCTCAGGGGGGACGGGATGCTCGGGGGAGTTCAGTGCCTCCGCCAACTCTCGGGCCTTCCGTTCCACGAGACGCCGGTCGGCGTCGTCGAGCAGCAGTTTCGGGTCTCGGACCACCGGGTTGGTGGACACCAGGCTGTTGTCCTTCTCGTCGGTGCTGGGCTTCCCAGACACCTGGACACAGTGCCGGACGAACCACAGCCGCGCCGACCTGGTCTGCCGGTCGGTGTTCCGGGCATAGATCTGGAATGGTTCGGACCCGTCCGGCGGGTACAGCATGATGCTGTTCTGCCGCAGCCGGTAGCGGGCTCCGTAGGAGTTCACCGCCTCTAGAATTACTTCCTGTAGATCATCGTGATAGGCGCGAAGTTGACGGCGTTCAATCCGTTCCCGCGATCGGGTGTCTGTTGCCACTTTCTTTTCTACCTTTCTGGGGTGTCGTCGCCCCTGTGCTTTGCCGGGCCAGTCATGGTCGAGAGGCTCGCCGCACCAGCACAGGTCGAGTGACCCGTGCACGTCGGAGGGGGTGACCGACTGTGCCCCGCCGCGAGGGGCGGCGCGGGTGCCACGGAACGATCCCTCGAAGTTGTCGGGACCGGCTTCCTTGGCTTGTTCTTCGGCTTCCTTGGCGCGTTGATCGGCCCACCATGCGTTGGGTCGGCCAGCACCTTTCGTCTTGTCCTCGTCCTCGTCCAAGTTTTCTACCCGTGCGTTGCGAATACTGTCTTCGGTCATTGCCTTTCTCCTACGTGAAGAACACCACCTTCCCCCGACAGTCCTGCCGGTAGTTCCCGAGCGGACTAGTGAGTGGAACCGTGCCTGGTTCCGTCTCGAACCTGCTGACGATGAACCCCGACTGCTGGGCCTGCTCCGGGGCGTGGTGCACCTGCTGGTGGCAGGTGGCGCACAGCCACACTCCGTTGCAGGTGCAGTGGGTGTGCTCGTCGTGCACGGATCGGGACCGGCGGTGGTGCCACTGCCCTTGGGGGGCGGGCGCGAGGCACCGTTGGCACCGGAAGTGCGCCCGGACCTTTACCGCAGTCCGAGTTGTGCTGGGTATCTGACTCATCCGAGATCGGCGATCTCTTCCAGTAAGTCCTCGATATCTTCGATCTGGCGTTGATGCATTCGCTCTACTCGGCGCATCCAACGCGACAACCCAGGCTCGGGGTCGACCACACCGAGCACGTTGGCCGCATGTTCTGCTGACCGCAGCCTGGTCAGCATGTGCCGGTACTGGTTGATAATCCCGTCCAGCGCCTGTCGCGTGGATTGGGTCGGCACAATCTCCCAGGATGTGGAGAAAGTGCCGACCGTCCACACCACGTCGGTGGCGTTGCGGCGCAGATAGTAGATGACCTGCTGCGCCTCGATCCTGGTGCAGCCCAGGACTTCTCCGATGGTCACCCAGTTCCACATTCGGCCCGCGAACCTGGGGTCTTCGATCAGTCGGGACAGGGTGGCGGCGAGCCGTTCAACCCGCGAACTCATCGGTCGTTCCCGATGATGGACTCGGGTGTGATGGAGTCGATCTCGGGCAGGGTCCGCAGCCAGTCGAGGATCGCCTGCGCCTTGTCGACCTCGGTGTTGAGCAACGCGATCGACTCGTCGTTCCAGCGGTTCGCTGCCGGGTCACCACGCATGAGCCGTCGGGCGCGTTCCCCGGCCCGCTCCATCTGGATCGCGACGTCGAGGATCTCACCCAGCCAGACCGGACGGGCAGCGTCGGCAGCCTCGTTGGCCTTGGCGGACCGACGCAGACCTCGGGCGTACTCGGCGTCGTCGGCACTGACCGCGACCCGCATCGAGTCCCGAGCCTGGGGGGTGGACCGTTCCACCACCCGGTTCGCGAACGCCGGGTCCTCCATCGCCTTCGCGACGGCAGATGCGTTGGACTTGACGTCGCGGATCTTCTGAGCACCTGGCGCAGTGTCGGCGGTCTTGGAGTTCGGGGGCCAGTCCGGCAGCCCGTCCAGGTCGACCCGTTCTCCGAGGGTCGGGGTGGGGCGGACGGTGTGCCAGGCGTCGCGGTACCGCTCGACCGTGTTGTGAGTGGAGAGACCAACTATCCCCTTCGCGGTCAGATCGTCCACGGTCAAGAGGTCAGAACTAACCTCTTGGCTTCGGTATCCCTTGCCGCGAGCGGGACCCACCAGAGCGGCGACGATCGCGGCCCTCGACCATTCCTTCGCGGTGATCAGTGCACCGGCCTCGGCCAGCGCGTCCACGCAACGCTCGGCGGTGCGCGGAATCATGAGGTACGACATGCGAGTTCCTTTCTGTTTTTGCTCCCAGGTCCTGTGCACAGGACTACTACACGATGGACAGCACCGGCCTCCCGGCCCGAGCCATCTCGTTCCGCTCCCGCTCCGACTCCCACTCGGCACCTGCCGCGTCGGTGAACCGCCACCACGGACCCGACCGTTCCAACTCGTAGTCGGCAGACCCTACGTCCCGGCCTGCGACCCGCAGCAGCGCCGTGGACTGTCCCCGTTTCCCGTCGATGAACATGATCGTCTGGGCGGCGGCGGTGATCCCCCGGCTGCCCATCAACCGGTTCATCCAGTCGTCCTCGTCGCCGGTCTTCCGGTCGTGGTGGACCCCGAGGACCACCACGTCGTTGTCGGTGGCGAACCGGGACCACGCAGACAGGGCGTTGTTGGACGCCAGGTAGGCAGACTGTCGTCCGTCTCCCTCGTATGCTGGTTCGACGCGGGCGAGGGTGTCGGCAACCACCAGCAGCGGCTTCCGCCCCTCGTCCCGCTCGTCCTCGCACCACTCCTGACAGGCCCCGATCGCGGCGATCCCGGTGGGCCAGTCGGTGTGGAACTCGATCGGGACCATCGCGTACATGGAGCCGGTGAGGATCTGCTTGACCCGCCACTGCAGCCTGCGTTCGGAGTCGTTGTCCAACGACAGGTACAGCACCGAGCCTTGTTCGCATTCCAGATGGTGCAGGGCGTGGTCGCCGACGGCGCACCCGACGGCCAGGTCCAGGGCCAGGAACGACTTGTGGGCCTTGGGTGGTCCCCCGAGGATCGCGAGCCCGGCTGGGAGTAGCCCCCGTACCGCCCACTTCACCGGCGGGTAGGTCCTGTGCAACAGGACCTCGGTGGTGGTTCCTTCGGGTCGGAGCCGGTTCACCTTGAACGGGATCAACTGCTCCACCCCGAACCCGGCGAGAACATGGTCGTACAGGTCGGCCTTGTCGGCGGTGACCGCGACCCGCATGGTGCGGACCGGGATGTTCCGTGCCCGCAGCGACACTGTGACGGTTGCGGCGTACTCCTGCCCGGCGTCGTCGTTGTCGCAGACCACCGTCACCCGCGCACAGCCGACGAACCAGGCGGCGTAGTAGTCCCGCCACCCCTTCGACCCGTTCGGCGAGGTGGTCGCGACCAGACCCAACGACTCTGCTGCGTGCACACACTTCTCACCTTCGACCACGAACACCTCACCACCTTTCTTCGCCTCGGCCAGCACCTGCGGCAGCCGGTAGATGCTGGGCTTGAACCCGGTCGGATACCCCGGACGGTCGTGGCCCGGCACCCGTTGCACGAACCGTTTTCCGTCGCCGGTCTGCTGCCGTTCGACGGTGAAGTAGATCGACCCGTCGGGTTTGCAGTACGTCCAGGTCGCGACCGTGAACGGGCGTTCCAGCGGCGACGCGAACAGGTCGGGCCAGTCCAGTCCCGCCGCCAGCATCACGTCCTGGGTGTGACACCCGGACATGCAGTTCAGGAGCACCTTGTCGCCGTCGAACTTGATCGACAGCGACGGGTTCGCGTCGCCGCGTCCTCGTCCGTGGGAGCCGACCGGACACGACGCGATCCAGGAGTCTGGGCCGTTCTGCTTCACCCGATCGAGTCTGTCTAGGACCTGCTCGATCGGGGTCATCGCGGCTCCCTCTGTGCGGTGGAATCCGTCGACCGTAGACCCGTTGGTTCGCGACCCGCCAGGTCCTGTTCACAGGACTTCACTCGCAGTCGCATGGCCCCACCAACCAACACGTCGGGCACGGTTCCGGCAGACTCTCCGAGCGGTCATGCCGGTGGTGCACGATCCCCACGTCGGGCCGGTAATGACACCGTTCGCCTGGCTCGATCGGTCGGTTGCAGTCGTGGCAGGTGTCCCGCCGCTCCGCGATGAACGTGGTCGGCGACGGTCTCCTCGGCTTGTCGATCCGAGCAAGGTTCTCGGCTGCAACCTGTGCTGCCGTGTGGACCGGACCACGCATCAGCGCGTGTTCACGTCTCCGCTGCTTCCGTCCTCGTGCTCGTCCTCGCGATCGTTGTGCTCGGCTCCCCTTCTGCATCCCGGCCTCCGTCGTCGGGGGAAAAGGGCGCACGTTTCCCAGGGAGAGCGGTTCCGTCCCGGCAATTTCCTCTGCAAACGCGAGCAGGGAGCGCACCCCGGGCATACCGCCTACCTGGGAAGGGCACCACCCGTTTCCACCGGATCACCGATACCCGTATACTCGACCTGTTGCCGAGTTGTTCTCACAGGTATCTCCTCGGCACCACGCCCCGGGCCGCTATCAACGGTGCCGGGGCATTACTCTGCCGAGTACCTCCATCCAACCACTCCTGGCACGCCAGCGCCATCGCGTCTATCGTGTGATTCACGAGTTGCTGTGGTTGCTCCCAAGTTCTCCACTCCACTCGATGGCCCCCCGGCGACCCGAGACGCCGGGGGGCTTCCAACGTCCTGTGCACAGGACCTCAGCCCTGCTCCTCGTCGGCCTCCTCGATCACGTCATCCCGGATCGGCAGATCCAGCCCACGCATCGCCACCTCCTCCACCAGAAACGTCAACCGATCCAGGGTGTCCGAGATCTTCACAATCGCAGCGATCAGATCCCGGAGCCCCGGCTCATCACCCTTCTTCGCCACTACCCGGCAGCCGGTCACGCAGGAACGGGAACTCCTCCAACAGCCGGTCGAACTCCTGCGACGCCTGCTGCTCAGGGGTCCGACGCGGATGCCACTCCTGCCCCAACTTCTCTGCCTCCTCGCTGTAGAAGGTGTTGAAGTCGTCCCGGTGCGCCTCCCGCAGCCGAGCCGTAGCCGTCGCGTACGCCGCCCGCAGCGCTGCCTTCCGGGTCTCCTCCGGGCTCTGCTCCGGTGTCGCCGTCATCGCCGCACCTGCTGGGTGTAGGACTCGGTGTTCGCGGCGAACGACGCCCGCCAACCCCACTTGTTCTCCACGTACTCGGTGAACTCGTACTGCGACAACGTGACCGTGTCACCCTGATGCCACTCCAACATCCGGACCGCCGTGTCGAAGTCGTCGGTGTGGTCCTCCGGCACCGGCATCGAGAACAACCGGCGGATCTTGCCGCCCTCCCGAGCCTCCGCCAGCGCCCGGTCCAGTTCGTGGATCATCTGTTCCCGGTACACCTGCTGGGCTTCCAGGAACAGGCCGTGATGTTCGGCCCGGTTCTCCTGCAGCCTCTTGATGAGATCCGTCTTGTTGACGGTGATGCTGTCCATCTGCTGTTCCTTCCTCCGGTCCTGTGCACAGGACCTAGTTGTTGACCGTTCAACTTCCGCCCTAGAACGGCGGCTCCTCTGACTGCGACGGCGGCGGGGTAGCCCACCGGTCGTCCTGCGGTGGCCCATCCTCAGCACGACGGCGGGTCGGCCTCTCCGAACCATGCGGCGTCGTCCGGAACTGCAGCGACACCGCCACCGAGTTCGCCAGCAACTCGACCGCCGACCGTTTCTCACCGGTCGTCGAGTCCTCCCACTCCTCGGTGCTGATCTTCCCGACCACGATCGCCAGGTCACCCTTGACCAACGACTCGATGGTGTTCTCCGCCAACTGCCGGAAACACACACACCGCATGAACAAGACCTTGTCGTCGACCCACTCGTTCTTGTCCTTGTCGAACCTCCGCCCGTTCGCCGCCAACCGGAACGAGCACACCGCTACCCCCGACGGGGAGAAGCGCAGTTCCGGGTCCGCGACGAGCGTGCCCTCCATCGTCACCAGTGGTAGGTCTCTCATCACACCCTCTTTCGTCGGGGGGTTGTCTGAGCGGGTGGCACGTACCGCATATACAACGTGCACGTCCCCGCCTCTACGTTGTTGTTCCTGGTGGTGACCTCAAACCCCGGCTCCTGGAACACCAGGACGTGGCCCTGCCGAACCCCGTTCGCGGTGCCCCGTGGCCCGTTCTCGAAGATCAGCAGCCACTCACCCGGTTTGGCCCGGAGTCGCTGGGCTATCTCATTCCAGTCGAACGACCCACGGTTGCCTGGCTTCGGCGGCTCCGCCCACACTTCGCCCATCTACTCCCTACTCTCGGTTCAGTACCTCACCTAGTTCTTCCTGGTGGTCGGTAAGCCAGATCCTGGCTTCGGTCACCACCGTGTTGATGGCTATGACGTCGTTCTTGGTGACCTTCTCGCCGCCCGGCCAGCGGCGGCACAGCATCACCAGTTCATGAGACAGGCGCTGCCCCCAATATGGGGACGCGATCCCCGGCATCGCCGTCTCGGCGGCAGCCAGATGACCGACCGCCGAGTCCCACTCCGCGATCCCGAATGCCAGGACCGTCTGTCGTCTTTCGTCCACGTCGCCTCCCACAACGACTGGTGCCCCGATGGGGCGTGAGTCTTGTCTGCGAACAGGGCCTCGATCCTGTGCACAGGACTTCCTCACGCCCCACCGGGGGCTCATGGATCTAGCCGGTGTAGCCGTTGTCCCGCGCGAACGAGGTCAACGAACTCAACTGGCTGTCGATCCGCTGCAGCAACGCCAGGAAGTCAGGGCTGTCCTGACTGGCCTGGTTCGCAGCGTCAGCAGACGCGACCGACCCCACTGGGACTAGTGCCGGTGGGGTCATCCCGACGTTGGTGAGCATGGTGCGGGTGGCGTCCCGACTCATGCCCTGAGCGACGGCGGCGTCGATGATCCGCTCACAGATCAGACGCTCCCGATCTTCCAACGCCTGGACCACGGGACGTGCGTGCGACTGGTACTGCCCCAGATGCTGGGCGATCAGCGCGTCACGCACGGTCTCGGAGATGGTTGGCATGGTTGCTCCCTTTTCTCTCTCTCCCCAACCCCGCTGGTCGAGGAAGTTCTGTGGGTGATTCTAGTTCGCTGAGGGTGTCCAGTCATAGTCTCGCAGCAGTTTCTGGTGATGCGACTTGACGTGTGCACCCAACGCTGAACGGGTAGGTGAATCCTGACCGCAGTCCGGGCACACCGTCGGCAAGTTACGGGGCCGACGGGTCCGCCGCACCGGAGACAACGCCTGCCTGGCCTCGGCGCCCCGCTCCCGCAGTTGCTGCAACAGGTCGGCGCAGTCCTCGCAGAAGTCGAACACCACCTCGGTGTTCTCGATCGTCAGCGTCCGCTCTATCGCCGCCTGAGTCTGATGCTCGTGTGGTCTGACGAACCCGTCACACCATGACTCGACCCGGATCTGCTTCACGTCACCGGCTCCTCGATCACGTGCGCCGCTCGCAGCGTCGTCAACCTCAACACCGCTCGACCATCTGTCCCGAGCCGACCCACCCCACGCAGCAGATAGCCGGGGATGTACGCCGGACGCCACGATCCGAGCGGGTAGCCTCTCTCATCTACTTCCTGCTGCCGCTCGTTACGGCAGCGGTCGCACCGCTGTACTTCCGTCCACACGCCGGGCCTGTGGTACACCGTCAGCGCTTGCCACGCATGGCTGCCGTAGGCCCGGCACCTGATCTGTCCTTCGTTCCATTGAGTTGCCGCATCTTCGACGGCCTGCGGCGTAGCCCAATCCGTCATGCCTCGTTTCCTCTCACGGGGGGAGGTCCTGTTCACAGGACCTAGTGTGGTGAGGCGGGAGTGCTGGAAGGGAAACGAACGTCACTCCCGCCTCACGTCTAGTGGTTGGTGCAACGCGCCGTCGTCGACACCGAATGCGGGTTCGCCGGGAAGTACGCCGCCACCTTCTCCCGGTAGTTGCGCCCGCACAGACACTCGTTCCCGTCGGTGATCGGCACCTCGATCCGCACCGTCCGGGAGAACCGGACCAACGTCCGCGACACCGTGAACCCGGTCTCTCCGTCACCGCCCAACCCGGGCGTTGACAGCAGCGAAGCCATCGACCCGCCGTCGACATAGCAGGTGCCCGCGATCGTCACGTTCACCGGCAGGTTCCGGGGCCGACCCCAACCCACCGACGCCAATACCGAGTCCAGGTCCGGCGACGACTGCTGTGCGGCAACCTGAGTGAGCCGCTCCCGGAACGTCGCGTTCGACACCCGGGTCGCCTCATTCACCTTCTCCGCCTGCGCCTCGATATCCCGACGGGAGGCGTGGTACTGGTTCAGCAGGTTTACGAACAGCGGATGCCGCAGTGTCTCCGGCACCGCCGACTCGTCTGCCTTGGTCCGGGTCTGCCGGGCGATGAAGTCACCCACCGGTACCGAGGCGTACCAGTTGTTCACCTGGAACGTGTTGTTGGATTGCGTCTCGATCGTGGTGTGCCAGATCTGTTCGCCGTTCCGGCGGGCGATGTAGAACCACCATCTGCCGTTGTTCCACCACTCACCGGCCTGCGGCTCCCGGTGCGTGTTGTCCCGCACCAGACCCTGCTTCACCGAACCAGTGAACAGCGACCACGGAACGGTGACCCCGTTCTGGGCCAGACCGGTGGCGGCCTTGGTGAACTCCGCGAACCTGCCGCTGGTGTCGAACACCGCGACCGGTGTCCCATCTGCTGCCGCCTGCAACGCTTCGAGCGAATCGAACGTCTGCTGTTCTGTCATCTGAGGTTGCTCCCTTTCCGGTCCTGTGCACAGGACCTAGTGCTGGCCGTGTTGACGTTGCAGTTCCTCCATCAGCGCCACGAACTGGGCGTGGATCAGGTCCCGCTGCGGGGACTCCATCGGCGCCCCCATCTCCACCGACGCGAGCACCTCCGACACGATCTGCGGGTACAGCCCGAACTGGATCCCCGCCATGCGGAGCATGTCCGCCAACCCCTCCTCACGTTCGACCAGGTCGTTGATCAGAGGTCGGGCGTCCTGCCCGACCAGGTGACGGTTCACTACGTCGGCGATGCTGACAGCACTCATGAGGCGTCTCCGAATCCGTTGATGATGATGGGCAGGTTGACGAACTGCTGGATCTGGGTCTGTGCGGTAGACCCGTCTGCGACGGCGTGAGTGTCAGAGACCTTGCGGTAGGCCCTGCTGCCGTAGGTGAACCTGGTGTCCTGTGGACAGGACTCTAGGAACACCAGGGTGTGGGCACCGTGGATCTGCCAGTCCCAGTCGGTGTTGTCGCTGAACTCGGGCATCCAGATCACCCGGCACCCGGCCCGCCAGTTGTTCAACGGGCTGCCCTCCAACCGGTTCCCGTGGACCCGCTGGGTCCGGGTCGTGTTCTGCGCCGTGCCCACCCGCTGGTACACCGCCCACCGGGCCGGGTTCTCCGGGTCGAGCCACGCCAACATGGTGCCTTCCGGCATCGCCGCCGTGTCCGACTGGTTCGGGGTGTCACCGACGATCCCGCCGGACACGCCCTGAACCTCCTGGGCGGTCACCCCGATCCGGCGCATCACGTCGTCGTACGCACCGCACCACGACGCTTGTGCCCGGGTCCGCTGACCCACCTGGAAGGCCCTCGCCTTGAACCGTTTGATCAGCAGGTCCTCGTGCTTGCTGGCCTTCGCCGTCACCCAGTCAGGAGGGTGGTCGACCCCCGGCAGCACCGCGACCGTCACCGTGGGCTCCGGATAGTTGATGACCCCGAACACCCACATCCAGCCCCTGCCCTGCCTGCGGAACACCCCCAAGTGGCCGGGCTTGTCCGGGTCCCCGACGTACACGACCGTGCCTTCGGGCACGTCGTCGGCCAGGTTGATCGGAACATCCGGCCCCAACGGAAAGAAGTCGGGGGTCAGGTTCAGACGCTCCAAAGCGTGGTTCACCGGAGACAGGCCGATCGAATGGTCCTGCGCCCCGGCGAGCGCATGGTTGCGGAACCTCCACTGATACTGCGCCAGCGTTTCGTTCATGGTTGCTCCCTGGTGGTCCTGTGCACAGGACCCTGGTTCCTCTTCGTTTCTGCGTCCGCCATGTACAACGTCCGCTTGCAGGCCAGGCAGGTCACACGATCCAGCCTGGTCGTGGTCAGCGCAGGGTGCGGCAGGCCGCATGCAGACCTGCCGCCCCCTGTCACCAGATGCCGCTTGCCCCTAGCCATCGGGCCAGGACGTCACCAGATTCCGGATCACACGGATCACCTGGAACGTCTCGGCTGTGCTCGTCGCTTGGTCGAGGCGTTGGGCGTAGTAGAGGAACTCCGAGATCTGTTCCCCACTGAGCGGGTCGGTGTCCGGGTCCACCGGATCTGGTGCTGGTAGGTGGGGGAGAGAGATGAGATGCCCCATCGGATTCTCTTTCCTACTCATTCCGACACTTCCTTGTGGTCAGAAGACCGACGGCCACCGTGCCGTCGATCGTGTGAAGTCACCGAACGATCACCACCTTCCCGTCGGTCTTGGTGAGAGACCCCCCCGAGAAGTCTTCGATGAACTCCTTGCTCGGCAGGCGGTTCGCGGCGTACAGCGCGTACCTGGCGGCGGTCACCGGGTCGAGGCCGCGAGCCTCGAAGGTGTCCTTGTAGCCGACTACTTTCTTCTCAGGCTCGCTGTAGACCTTGACGTCGCCTTCGATCTTCATGGTGTTTCCTCTCTGGTCCTGTGGACAGGACCTGGTGTTGTCCCACCGGATGGTGGAACAGAACAAGCCCAGCCGATTCCCCCGGGGAGAACCGTGCTGGACTACGTCCAGTATACCACAATATGCACCCTAAGTACACCGTGGTACACCCTGGACGGGAGCGATCCGTCGCTCTCCACCGCTGCCCCTCCCCGGAGAGAAGGTCACAGGGACGGGCAGGGCAGGCTACGACGGATCCGTCGTAGCAGAGGGATGATCGCCCGGAGTCGTGCCCCCCCGGACGTACTCGACAGGCTCCATCATCCCTGGCCTCGACGGTCGACCGGCATCCACCCTTCACGACCATCGAGACGATCTTCATTCACCTGACTCATATCAACACCCGACACTCGGGGCAGACTCCGAACGCAATCAGAATCTGGACGTCCTCCACGATCCGGCTGGCATGCCCGGTGTAGAACTCCTCCTCATCCGAGAAGTACCTGCCGCAGTGGTCACAGGTCCGCTCCCACCGTTCCCGCTCCTCATCGGACGCCTCCTCGTCCGGCTCAGTCAGCGTGGTCATCACAAACCCGAACTCCCGGAACGGCCCGACCCCACCAGCCACCGCGAGGATCGCGGCCAACCGAATGTCGAGCGCCAGCCGCAGCCACGCCGGTTCCGGGAACGACCCCTGCATCACGCCGGTCATCCCTCCTCCTCTCCGGTCCTGTTCACAGGACCCTTGCCGTGGACCCGTAACCACGCATCTTCGACCTTCGCCCGGACCGCCGGGTCCTTCACCTGTCGGCGATCATGGTGCTCGTCGTGTTCGCAGCCGGTACACCACGGCTGGTCGGCCACCTTGACGCTGGTGAAGCAGGCGTCCTGCAGGGAACCGTCCTCACGCGCGAGGATGCACACACACCGGTGTTCATGCTGCCCTTCCCGCACTGGGTCGATCACCGGGTCCCCACCTTCGCCCGCGACACCCTCGGCGGCGGCACCGCCACGTCGCCGAGCATCTGCAACTCCATGACGAAGTGGTTGCCGAACGTCACGTTCGTGTCCTGCACATCCAGCCACGCCGCCAGATGCTGGTTCGACTGGAACGGGCCGTAATGTTCGACCACCGGGGTTCCCTCGGTGTTGCGGAACTCGACCTTCACCATCCGTTTCATGCTTCTCCTTCCCTCTCTGGTCCTGTGCACAGGACCGATGCATGATGAGAGCGCGCGTTTGCCACACCGCCGAACCCACCCGCCCCGGCTCTCTGAGGGCGGGTGGGTTCGTTTCACCACCCGACCCGACCCCTCTCGGGTCGGGTGGAATCAGGGGCGGGTCAGATGAAGATCTTCGACTGGACCCGACCGGACCAGAACCCGATCGACCCCGACCCGTACGGGTTCGAGCACGACTTCCAGTGCCGGACCACCAGCGGCGGCGACGACAAGGACACCGCACCCCGCGACCCGACGATCCGGGCCACCGTCGCCAGCGACTGGCCCTGGTGGATCTGACGGAACTCGGCCCGAGACATGCACGGCGGGTTCGCCGCGTTCGCTGGGGCGGTGGTCGCCAGCACCGGGGCGGCGACAGCGGCTGCCGCGACGGCAGCGATGATGATGCGTCTCATGGTTCTCTGCTTCCTGGTCCTGTAGACAGGACCTGTGTTGTGGGTGTGAGCCGTACGGCTCGCCGAGTGGCCCCGCCCCGCCTCCCCATATCCAGCGGGGTGGGGCCACCGACGTTGGGTACGGTTCAGCCGTCCGACGGGTCAGTCGGACAGCGGTAGCGCCATGCCCCACGCAGGCGCCTGACCCAACACACACCGGTCACCCCCAACCGGTGCCGCTCCGTAGCCGTCGCCCAATGGGCGAAGCCGGAGACGATCACGCGGGGACGTTGCCCCCACAGGTAGTGCTTGTGCTTACCCAGGCCGACCCAGTAGCCGACCCCCTGCCGACCGAACCCGACCGCACACGGCAGCGGACGGCGGCTGGTGTAGGAACACGGCGGCATGGTCGACGACTTCAGCACGTCGTGGTTGGTGAGGTTCACGGTCCTGTGCACAGGACTCGCGTGGGCGGTCCCGGCCAGCATGATCACCGCTGCTGCACCAGCCACCACTGCTGCCCAGAACCAGCACCACAGCCACTCCCGCGTGCTCACGTCAGACCACCCACCCCGAACGTGGGCAACTCGACGATCAGGAACTCGTCGACGTTCATCGACGACGCCGTCTCGTGGGCCGCCTCCGGGCCGTGGTCGGCGCACACCGGGAACGCCAGCACCACCTCGCCGCCGGACGGGTCCTCGGCGCCGGACAGGATCAGCGCCTGCGCGATCTTGCCGCACTTCTCGATCCGGCAGCGCAGCATCACCACCGTGCTCATGATACGAACGACGGGCGGGCACGCCTGGCCTGCCGCCACGCCTCCGCGTGGGTGGGGCAACGGCAGACCAACTGTCCCAGCGGACGGTTCTTCCACGGATGCTTGACCACGATCAGGTCGTCCCGGACCTGGCTCATCGTGACCCCGTGGGAACACTGGGTGCACACCGCCGGGTTGCCGAGCGGGTACTCCACGTCGAACACCATCGACGGACGGGGGTCGTCCCCGTCGTCGGTACGGACCACGACACTCATGACCCAATCTCCGGGTCAGCGTCCTCGATCGTGACCGTGATGGTCCGGCCACTGTCGCCGGTCACCGCCTGGATCACACCGAACAGGGCGAGCCCGACCAGCCCGCCGATGAATGCGCCGACCGGACCTGCGGCCATGCCGATACCGGCACCACCACCGACCATCCCGGCAGCGACCATCCCGCTGACCGCGATCACCACCCGCCCGAGCACCGCCCCACCGGCAGTCATCAGCACAGCGGCGACCGCGTCACCCCCATCAGGGACGTGCATCTGGTAGACACCAGGCTCCATCGCGCCGTGCACGATGAAGGTGTTACCTCCGGCTTCGATCTGGTGCTCCTGATCCTTCGGGATCCGGTACGTCTGGTCACCGATGGTGACCTTCCAATGCATCTTCTTGTCGCTCATTGCTGTACCTCTCTGGTCCTGTGGACAGGACCGGTCAGTGGCGGTGCTCCGACTCCGGGGCGGAGTCGAACACACCAGCCTCGTTCTGCGCCTTCCGCTGGAAGTACGCCTCCATGAACACACAGGTCACGACGCTGGACCCGACAGCGGCGAGGACCGTGGACAGCCACATCATCTGCGGCTCCCTTCTCTCTCGGGGCCGGACAGCCCCAGGGTCCGCGCCCGGTGGATGACGGCACCGGACGCGGACGAGTGGAGTCCGGCTACTCGACGACGTCGACGGTGAACCCGGCGTGTTCCATCCGGGTCACCCACTCGGCGAACGTGTCGAGGTCGAGGGCGGTTTCGTCAGCCGCCGGTTCCTCGACGGCGAACACTTCTTCCGGCACCGTGACCACGTTGGCTCCGGTCTCAGGGTCGATGACGTGGGCTTCTCTCATCGGATGATCACTGTCTCCTTGTCGATGATCTGCGGTCTGGTGTACGTGCCCTGGGCGATGACCCGACGGACCGCCATCATCACCCTCGGGTCGACCTTGACCTCGGTGTGCAGCGGCTCGGTCTTCGCTCTCACCCTCGGCTTGGCCTTCTTGGTGGCGGTCTTCCGGATCAGCCTCGTCGGCTCCGGCACCGGCTCGGTCGCCTCCTTCGTCAGAGACGGACCGCCACGCGGTTCGTCGCCGGTCTTCGTGGTGTAGACCACCGTGGCTTCCTCGACCGGTCCTGTGGACAGGACCTGCTCGGTCACCGGATCACCACCTGACCGGACGGATGCGACACGATGATCGCCAGGTCCCGGTCGGAGTTGAACCGGACCTCGATCTGGTCGAACCCCGAAGCCTCAGCAACCGAGACCACCTTCCCGCCGGGGACCCCGAGGATCGGGTTGGCGATGGTGTGGAACTCGGTGCCCGGCAGATCCTTCAACGACTGCCGCAGGGTGGTTTTGTTCACCCTCCCGTAGTCGCGGATGATCCGCTTCTCGGCCCACGGGGTGAGCCGCACCTGCATGATCTTCACTGGTTTCCCTTCTCTCTGGCAGCCAGCATCTGCGCTGACCACCGGTCGTACCGGCCACCGGTTCGGTAGCCGGTGAAGTGGTACACCCCCAGCGCCAGGACGCTGGGGGCTCCCACGATCAGCCCGGCAAGCACCATGCCGACCCTGCCGAGTCGGTCAGGTGCTGGTCGCACTTGTACACGGCGGGCTGCAGGTTCACCGCCCGGGTCTGGCCGTCCCACGGGGTGACCAGCGGGTCGACCTCCTGCAGATGGGTGGCCGGTTGGCCGCACCAGCAGGTCCTGTGCACAGGACGTTCGGTCGCCATCACTGTCCGTACACCCGGATCTCGAACCCGTCGGGGCAGCGGACGTGGGTGTGGTTCTCGTCGAGCCAGCACCGTTCCCACCGCTCCTGCTTCTCACCTTCGGCGAGCGCGTCGCCCAGCGCCTGCCACACCGGATGCCCGAGCGGCTGCGCAGGCCACACGTAGTGGGTGTGGTGGTGCCGGTCGATCCAGTAGGACAGGCCGAGCCCGTTCCCGTCGGGGCGTTCGTTGCCGCGCAGGATGTTGTAGGTGCAGGGCAGCGACTGCGGACCGGACCCGTCCTCCTCCCGGCAGTGGGGTAGCCGGTCGTAGCGGACCACGGCGTGCGGGCCGACGATCAGCCGGGGCAGGATCGTCCAGCCGTGGGCGCGGCACCAGTCGGTGTCGGTGGACCACGGCATGGTGCAGGCGTGCGGCCCGACCCGGGTGGCCCGGATCGTGCCGTGGTGGTCGGCCCGGGCAGGTCCTGTGGACAGGACCGCCGACGTGGCAGCGATGGTGGTCACCGCTGCGGTGGCGAGCAGGGTGCGGAGGTTCATCATGACTGGACCTCCGCCGCGTCGAGGATCCCGTCCTTGACCCGGACCTTCGTCCACAGCCGCAGCCCGTCCATCGTGGACCAGCCGCCCTTGTCGAGCCGGATCTTGAACCAGACCACGGTCGGCTCCGGGTCGGAGGAGTGGGCGAACGAGACGTGGTCGATGAACGCGACCGCACCGGCGTCCATGTTGTAGTCGATCACCCGCAGCCCCGGTGTGACCGGGACCCCGTCGATCGTTCTCGCACGGGACGGACACGCGGGGGTGTGCCGTCCGTTCGGCAGGTCGCAGCAGTCGACCCACTGGGTGGTTGTCATCTTCCTTCTCTCTCTCTGGTCCTGTGGACAGGACCTTCGTGGCGCGTGGTTCGTTCCACGCATCAGGGTTCCCGAAGGGTCGGGCACCCTGAAACGTGCCGAACCTCCAGAGCGGTCGCATCACTCCGGAGGTTCGGTTCGATCGACCCGCAGGGGGCAGCGGCGACGGGGGGCACCGCCGGATCGACGTCAGATGGTCCTGTGGACAGGACCCGGGGTCGGGCATGGCTGTGCAACAGCCCGACCGGACTCCGTCCAGTCTATCACGGATTGCACCCTAAGTCAACCGGGAGCACCCGCAGCGTCTTCGTTCCAGCGGCGGCGCATCTTCGTTCAACCGGCCATCTTCATTCGCCCGGCCACGTGGCGCCCGGTCCTGTCGACAGGACCACCCTGACCCCGGAACGTCCCTGCGTCAGCCGGTCCTGTGCACAGGACCCCCGTGAAAAAGCTGAGTCCGGAACGCACAAAACCCCCGGTCACTGGACCGGGGGTTTCTCGGTGCGCCCACCTTCCGGGCGGGCACGGGTCAGGCCACGCGCCAACGCAGACCACAGACCCTCACGCTGGTCCGGTGGGCTGGCGTCGATCAGGTCCGCGATAGCGCGGAGCGTGTCGGTGTCACGGATCACTGGTTCCTCCTCTCGTTGCAGGTGGCGCAGTACATCCCTTCCCAGACGACGGTGCCGTCTGGTTGCTGGGTGCCCCACTCGAACATGCCGTCGGCCTCGACGATGCGGTGACCGCAGGCGCGGCACACGTAGCCGCGCCACAGGTAACGGTCGTCGCTCATGCGGGCACCCCTTCGGTGTCGAAGGTGGTCTGCGTGTATCCGGCGTGCATGGTCCGGTGGTACCGGAACCACTCGGCGCGGTGGTCGGCGTCTTCGCGGAGAATCTCCTCGATCGCCGACACGGCGGCAGCCAGGTCCTGTGGACAGGACCTGGCTCCGCCGGTCACCGGGTCACCGCGTGACACGCCGCATGGCGCGGCGGCTCGACGTCGGTGTCTGGCAGCAACTCCTCGGGGTCGGCCATGCCGAGGCAGTGTCTGCCCCGGCACAGCCACCCGCTGTCACGGTGGGATCGGTGCGCGGTCACTGCCACACCCGGATGCAGGCGCGGCACAGACAGTCGAGCCCATGCTCGGGTTCGGTGTGCCGTGGCGTGACCGGACCGTACGCGCACCGGTCACACACCGGGGCGTACCCGTTGGCCGAGTCGCCGCCGATCCGCACCATCGTGGTCTCGGGACTGATTGGAACAGGTTCCCCGCACCCGTCACACGGACGGGCCAAGGGGAGGATGTTGCTGGTCATTGTGGACCTCTCTGGTCAGCTTTTCTGCTGACCGTGGCAGGGTGTGACGGTCACACCCACCGGTCACCCAAGTCCCGAGGACTTGGATGCCGGAAGGTGGAGGGCAGGTCCTGTGGACAGGACCTGCCCTCACCGGGTCACGCGGACTGCTTGACGCCTGCGGCTTCCTGCGCCAGCGTCGTGTTCCGCTTGTCGAGCCACTCCCGAGCGGCGGGCTCGAACTCGGCCCACTGGTCGAGGGTCATCTCGACCGCGTGGGCCTTCAGGAACGCCCACGCCGCCTTGACCTTGTCCTCGGCGGTGGTCGCATCGGTGATCGCGGTGACCTGCTCGGTCTCCTCGGCGGACGACGGGGTCGCCATACCCGGACGGGCGGCGCGGGTCCCCTTCTTGCGGGTCACCTTGCCGTCCTCGGCGACCTCGATGTACTCGGACAGGACCTCGGTCAGCGACTCGACCGTGGCCTCCCCGGACAGGACGTGGGCGCGGACCTTGCCCTGACCCATCTGGTTGGTGTTCCTCATGTTGAGATACACCTCCGACTCGCGGGTCAGACCCTCGATCCGGGCCAACGCGAACCCGAGGACCAGCCAGTTCGTCGCCAGCGACTTGCTGGCAGCCCCGAACTTCTCGGCCCACTGCGCGTTCGTCAGGTGGTTGTCCTTCGTCTTCTCCTGAAGGATCAGCCCCATGTCCCACGCGAGGTAGGTCGCGTTGGCAGCCCGGTCGGTCGCGTTGTCCTTCTCGACCTTCGTCCGACGCTCCGTCTCCGAGTAGACGTACGCCACGTTCTCGATGAACGCCTCCCGAGCGACCTTGTCCATTCCGGCGATATCCGCCGGGGTCAGGAACTCCGGACCGTCCCAGGTCGGGACCTCGGGCACCTCGACCTCGGCCGGGGTGTTGCTGCTGGTGTTGCGGGTGTTGCGAGCCATGATCGGCTCCTCTCTGAGCGTCCCCACGGGGGACCTCCTAGGTGCCAGGGGAAGGTGTTTCCCCTGGTCACGGCCCATCCAGGTCCTGTGGACAGGACCTAGATGACCGTCATGCGCCTAGTTGAGAGCGTGCACACCGCGTCACCTGATGCTGTGTTCCGTGGCGCCCTTGAACGGCTCCCTGCCTGTGACCATGCCGGGCACCGTGAGGCACGCGACACGTCTGGAGACAGGGCTCCGCCCATCATCACCACCGCTATTGAATTACCAGCCGTCGGCTATGGCTAAGCCGCAAGCCTGCGTGCGGGGATACCCTCCCCTGACCGCCAGGCTCCGGAGTCTGGTGTCAGGCCCCGTGTGGCTGCCTGACTCCGTCAGTCTACACCCTGGCACACCCTAGGGCAACCTGTCCTAGTCCTGTGCACAGGACCTGCCGATACCTAGGAAAAGCTGATGCCATGCCCAGGAAAACCTAGGCACGGCCCGAGGTTAGCCGGCTGACCCCCCCCTAAGGGTGAGCTGTCCCACCCCTACCCGTACCCAACGGTTGGCGGGTTTGTGGGTGGGTGTGGGTGGGGTGTTGTTTGGGTGTACCTGGTATTGGTATACCGGATAGGGGTGTACTACGCGGGTGTAGGCGCGCATACGGTAGTGTGTATCGCATGAAGACACAGATCACGCTCCGCATCGACCCCCAACTCCTCGCCCAGATCGACACCCGAGCCACCCACATCAACAAGACCAGATCCGAATGGATCACCACCGCCTGCGCTATCCAACTCGCCAAGAAAGACGCAGCGGTGCGGACCACCACCACCACCGAGGAGATCCACCTGTGAAAACCCCAGAGCAGCGCGCTGCAGACCAAGCCGCCCTCACCCGGTACGCCGAACGGCAGGTAGCCGAAACCAAACGACTCTTCCGGGCCAACCGGGCAGCAAACCTCCGACGGAAGATCGCCCACCTCCACGCCCACGGCTGGCACACCGAAGCCAGATCCCTCACCGACGAACTCGCCGAATGGACCGAAGCCCTCGCCCACGACGCCGAACCCGAACAGACCGTCACCCCTCAGATCGAGTCCGGTCTCCTCACCATCGAGATCCCCGACGACGACGGCACCTGAGGAGGCGCTGAGTTTCGTAGCGGTATACGGTATACCTCATGCCACGCACCCCCAGCCACACCTCACACACCATCACCCTCCCCATCAAACTCAACCAAACCACCCTCCGAAACCTCGACCGAGCACGCGGCACCACCCCCCGCTCCACCTACATCCGGCACCTCATCACCCGCGCGCTCAACACCAACACCTCCCCAACCCACCCCACCCAATGAGACCCTGACCACAGGAGGAGACCATGCCCGCCTGCTGCTCACCCGCCCGAGCCCGCGCCAAACGCATCGCCACCCGCAAAGCCAAAGCCCTCGCCGCCAAAGGCATCACCCCCAAAAAAACCTCCGCCAAAAAAGCCCACGCCAAAAAAGTCCCCGCCAAAAAAGCCAAACCCTGCAAACTCTGCGGCAAAGGCAGAGGCGGATGACCGACCAACCACCAGACCCCGAGAACCCCGACAACATCCACATCGCCGCCCACCCCCTCCCCCACGGAGTCGTCATCCTCGAATGCACCCGCTGCGGCATCCTCGGGCTCTACCCCGTCGGCACCGCCAGCCACCAAGCCCTCAACCACCTCGCCGAAGAACACGGAGTCCCCATCCCATGACCACCAGCGGACTCGTCCGGTTCCACCCCGACCTCGCCGACCTCCTCGTCAACATCGACGACGTCCACCAACACCCCGACAACCCCAACAACGGCGACGTCGAAGCCATCACCACCTCCATCGAGATCAACGGCATGTACCGGCCCATCTACGTCCAAAAAACCTCCGGCGCGATCATCGCCGGAAACCACACCTGGGAAGCCTGCAAAACATTGGGCGCCGAACAGATCCCCGTCATCGAGATCGACTGCGACGACACCACCGCCCAGCGGATCCTGCTCGCCGACAACAAGATCGCCGCCCTCGCCCAACCAGACGACGCACTCCTGCTGAACCTCCTCGAAAACCTCGCCGCCACCGACTCCCTCCTCGGCACCGGCTACCGGCCCTACGACATGGAAGTCCTCCGCCAGTTAGCCCAGATCGCGCCCGACTACGAAGGCGACCACGCCACCTGGCCCCTCATCCAGATCCGGATCCCCCCCCACATCCGCGACGCCTACTACTCCATGACCGAGTCCGCCGTCGGAGAACGCGAACGGTTCGAACTACTCATGCGGCTCGCCGGATGGGAAGGCTGAGAACCCAGGAGAGGCAGAACAGGGGCACTGGTGAAACTCTTGGATCTTTTCTGCGGCGAAGGCGGAGCCGCCACCGGCTACTTCACCGCAGGCTGGGACGTCCACGGCGTCGACTACGACAACGCCCGACTCCGGCACTACCCCTACGACTGCGACCGGGCCGACGCCCTCGACTACCTCTACGCCCACGGCCACCGCTACGACCTGATCCACGCCTCCCCACCCTGCACCGGCTACACCCGAGGCACCGTCGGCATCAAAGACCGCGACACCCGGTACACCCGCCTCATCGCCGCCACCCGCGCCGCCCTGATCGACGTCGGGAAACCCTGGATCATCGAGAACGTCGCCGGAGCCGCCCCCGAGATGAACACCCCGCTCCTACTCTGCGGACGCATGTTCGGCCTCTACACCCACGACGCCGACGGACGACTCCTGGTCCTCGACCGGCACCGACTCTTCGAATCCCCACTCATCTTCCGGCAACCCGTCCACCCCGACCACCATCGCGGCAAGATCACCGTCGGCGGCGCCTACGGCGGAGCCCGCAACGACCCCCACGAAGCCCGCTACCAGCGCGGCGGCGGCTACGTCCCCCACCCCAACATCCAACGACGGCTCCTCGGCGTGAACTGGATGAGCCCCCAAGGCACCGCCCTCGCCATCCCCCCCGCCTACACCCGCTACCTCGGGAAACAAGCCAAACTCCTGCTCACCCATTGACCCGCCCGTTGCGTAGGCAGATCATCGGCACAGGAGGAGACATGCAGCAGGACTCGAACGACCCCACCGGCGTGTCCGGCGAATCCGGCAAGTCCAAAGGCAAGAACCTCGCCAACGCCCGCTCCCGGAAAGCCGACGCCGCCGTCCAGATGCGGCTCGCCGGAGCCACCTGGGCCGAGATCGCCCAAGCCCTCGGCTACCCCACCCCCCGCCAGGCCCTGGTCTCCACCGAACGCGCCCTGGTCAAACAACTCGACTCCTACGAAGACCGGGAGAAGATGCGGAAGATCGCCGGAGCCCGACTCGAACGGCTGCTCCGCTCGGTGTGGCCCAAGGCGATCAACCCCGACGACCCCGACCACCTGGTCGCCGTCTCCAAAGCCCGCGAGGTCATCGACCGGCACGCCAAACTGTTCGGCCTCGACGCCCCCGTCGAAGTGGTCGTCCACAAACCCACCGCCACCGAACTGGAAGCCTGGGTCGCCCGGGTCGTCGCGTTCAACGGACCCCAGGTGGTCGAGTACGACATCCTCGACGGCGAAGTCATCGAAGACACCGCAGACACAGACGAGGAGGCGTCATGATCGCCCGGTTCCTGGGCTACCTGTTCGGCTGGCTCACCGGTCGGCTGGTCCGCCTGGTGTTCGGCTGATGGGGTTCCGGGTCGAACCGTGGCTGTACCCCGGACGAGCCAAGATCCAGTTCACCACCTCCGCCGAGATGCCGAACCTGATCTACCAGGCATGCCTGACCACCGGGGTGCTGTCCAACACCGTGTACTGCCAGTTGGCGCTGGTCGACGCCCTCGCCCGCGACCTCGGGGTGGACCGGCAGACCCTGCTCGCGAAACTCCCCACCCCACGGGGACCGTCGGCCCACCTGTACGACCCGACCGGCGGACACAGCATGGACCGATACCCCCACAAGACCCGCCCGGTCAGCGAAGAACAGTCCGGCGGAGTCCTGTCCACAGGACCCGCCAACACCAACGAAGAGGTTCACTGATGGGTGCTCTGGGTATCCTGGGTGCATGGCGAAGGTCAGGTGGACCACGGTCTGCGCCGGAGGCTGCGGCACGGTGCTGCCCTCCGGCACCGTCGCCACCCGTCTCCACCGGGGTTGGTGGTGCGGACCATGCCTGAACAAGCACCGGGCGACCTGCCACCACCTGACCTGGACGCCTGGCGGAACTGGGACCCGGCCTACCAGCAGCAGGCGATAGACCTCCTCAACGAACGGCTCCGCTCCACCTGGCGACCCTTCTTCTGCCCGGTCCGCGACTGCGACGGCTCCCCCCACGCGAACTGGGAATGGAACCACGCCCGCGCCGACCAACGCCCCCCCGCCTGGAACGACCCCTGGCTCACCCTGCTCCTGTCCGGCGGACGCGGCTCCGGGAAAACCCGCACCGGCTCCGAAGTCACCCACAAGGTCGCCGACAAGGTCCCCCGGATCATCCTGGTCGGCGCCACCGGACCCGACCTGAGAGACACGATGGTCGAAGGAGTCTCCGGGATCCTGGTCACCTCACCCCCCGGCAAACGTCCCCTCTGGGAGCCGTCGAAAAAGAAACTGACCTGGCCCAACGGCTGCATCGGGCTCGGCTTCTCCGCCGAAGAACCCGACCGGCTGCGTGGACCCCAAGGCGGCTTCGCCTGGTGCGACGAACCCGCCCACTACCCCCTCGCCCAGCAGGTCTGGGACAACCTGCTGTTCGGGCTGAGGATGAAAGACGGCGTCAAAGCCCACGTCGTCGCCACCTCCACCCCCCGGCCCACCAAGTTCGTCAAAACCCTCACCGCCGACCCGTCCACCGTCGTCCACCGGGTGTCCACCTACGCCAACCTCGACAACCTCGCCGACACGTTCAAACAAACCATCCTCGACCGCTACGAAGGCACCCGGCTCGGCAGACAAGAACTCCACGGCGAGATCCTCGACGACGTCGAAGGCGCCCTGTGGACCTGGGACATGTTCGACTGGGTCGACACCCCCCCAGCCCTGACCCGGATCGTGGTCGGGGTGGACCCCGCCGGAACCGCCAACCAACGCTCCGACGAAACCGGGATCATCGTCGCCGGGATCGCCGCCGACCAGCACCTGTACATCCTCGACGACTCCTCCGGGAAGTACAGTCCCGCCGCCTGGGGCGGCAAAGCCAACGGCTGCTACGAAACCTTCGCCGCCGACGCGATCGTCCCGGAGAAGAACTACGGAGCCGACATGGTCCGGTTCACGTTGGAGAACTCCGGGTACACCGGAGCCCGGATCCAGATGGTCGAGTCCCGACGCGGCAAGGCGATCCGCGCCGAACCCATCGTCGCCCTCTACGAGAAGCACCGGGTCCACCACGTCGGCAGACAGGGCGACCTGTCCGAACTGGAAGACGAACTCACCACCTGGGTGCCCGGCCAAGGCGACTCCCCGAACCGGCTCGACGCCCTCGTCCACGCCCTAACCAACCTGGCCCGCCGGACCATGCCCGCCCAGGTCTCCGACCCCACCCGACTTCCGATGCGGGCACCCCGGCTCCGGGTCGTGTCATAGTCACGCCATGACCACCACGCTGGCTCCAAGTCCCGGAACAGTCGTTCCGAACATCTCACCCGGCACCTACTCCGGCGGCTGGGCTGTCATCCTCCGGCCACCGCAGTCCCTGACCGCGCTGCAGTCTTCAAAGCCACCGATCACCGGCCTCCCGGCCACCGCCTGGGCCACGGGTTCCCAGGTGACCTTCGCGGACGCCTCCACTGCGTACTGGAACGGCACCGCCTGGGTCACTGGCACCGCTCCCTGACTGTCACCTAGGTCCTGTGCACAGGACCGGAACAGAGGACCATGCACCACTCCACGTTCGTGTGGATCGCCGCCAGCGTGGTCGCGGTGCTGTCCATCGCCCGCACCGCCCGGTTCATCTGCTGGGACGACTTCCCGCCGATGGAGGCGCTGCGGCTGCGGCTAGTCACCGGGTTCGGGGAGAACTGGGGCAAGGTGTGGACCTGCCAGTTCTGCCTCGCCCCCTACCTGACCGCCGGGATGGGGGTCTGGGTGTGGCTCTCGGATCTGAACGCCTGGTGGTGGATCATCAACGGATGGTGGGCTGCGTCGTATCTCGCCGCGATCGTGGTCGCCTACGACCAGCCGGAGGACTGACCAGGGGGTGAACCGTGAAACGGTCCACCACCGACCTGCTGGTCCTGATGATCGCCGGGACCGTGTGCGCCGCGATCCTGGTCACCATCGTCGCGCTCTCGGTCAGCGAGTTCTACCACCCCAACACCGACACTTCGAAGGTCGCCGGTGCCATCGTCAACGTCATCAACACCATGATCGGGCTGCTCGCCGGGTTCCTCGCCGGGCGCACCAGGACCAGGAAGAAGAACGGTGATCCTGAGTAGGCCGGTCGTCTCGTTCACGTTGGCTGGGGCGCTGGGCCTGACCGCACTGGCCTCCTCGGTCGTCAACGCCGCCGTCCACCCCGAGTCGGTCCCCGGTACCACCACCCAGGTCCTGTCCACAGGACCCACCGGACCACCCGGACCGCAGGGTACGCAGGGGCCACCGGGCAGACGAGGACCGCCGGGCAAGCAAGGGCAGCCCGGAACCCAGGGTCAGCAGGGAACCAACGGGACTGCCGGGACCAACGGCAGCAACGGCGGGCCAGGACCCCCAGGACCTCCCGGCACCCGGGGACTGCCAGGTCCGCGCGGACTGCCGGGACGCCCAGGCCCCCCCGGAAAGGACGGGACCCAGGGGCAACCCGGACCTCGCGGACCACGCGGCTCGCGAGGGTTCCGTGGAGTGTCCGGCACCCCGGGTCCCGCAGGACCACCGTGCCCCACCGGGTACACCGGCATGCGGCTCGGCCTCCACGAACGTGACCCTGCCGATGTGACCATCTTCGTCTGGGTGTGTGTCGCCCATACCCAGGGGTGAGACGGCTGTGCCACACTCCCCTTCAAGACACTCTCTTGCAGCGGAGTAGAACATGCCGCGTCGCCGCCCGCCGGAACCGGCGGTGCCAGTTTCCACCGCACTCGTCGCAGCAGTGACCCGATATCCCGGAAAAGCCGCCCGGATCTACCGGCCCAACCAGGACTGGCAGGTCGAGTGCTACCGGCAGTACGGCATCTGCGGCGAAGCCAGGTTCGCCGCCAGGTTCTTCGGCAACGCCGTCTCCCGGGCCACCCTGAACGTGCAGAAGATGAACGGCCCCCACCCCGAAGCCGTCACCACCGGCCCCGCGTTCGCCGCCCAGCAAGACCTGTGGGGCGGACCGCAGAACCAGTCCCAGATGCTGCAGGCGATCGGGACACACCTCACCATCGCCGGAGAGTGCTACCTGGTCGGACGCACCGGCGACGACGGCACCGACCGCTGGGAAGTGGTGTCCTGCATCGAGATGCGGGTCAACGGCGACACCTGGACCATCAACTACGGCAACGGGCTCCCCGCCGTCGAACTCACAGACTCCGACGTGGTGCTCAGGATCTGGCTCCCCTCCCCGGTCCGACAGATCGAAGCCGACTCCCCCTACCGCAGCCTGCTACCCATCCTCTCCGAGATCGAGTGGCTCACCCGCCACGTGTTCGCGCAGATCACGTCCCGCCTCGCAGGCTCCGGCATCCTGATGATGCCGCAGTCGATGACGTTCCCACCGCCCCCCGCCCCCGACGGCCAAGAGATCGCCGCCTCCAACGACGCCGACACGTTCATGGCGACCCTCGCCGACGCGATGATGCGGCCTATCGAAGACCCCGGCAACCCGTCCGCCGTGGTCCCGATCGTGGTCACCGCCCCCGACGACGCGATCGACAAGGCGAAACTGCTGACCTTCTGGTCCGAGTTGGACGCCCAGTCCATGCAACTGCGGAGCGAGGCGATCCGCCGGTTCGCGCTCGGCATGGACCTGCCCCCCGAACAGGTCCTCGGCATCTCGTCCCGCAGCGGCGGCGGCTCCGGCTCCGGCTCCGGCGCCGTCTCCCACTGGGGCGCCTGGCAGATCGAGGAAGCCACCATCAAACTTCACGTCGAGCCGATGCTCGACGTGATCGTCCAAGCCCTCACCACCGGCTACCTGGACCCGCTGGTCGACGACGGCTCCTACTTCACCTACGACACGTCCTCGCTGAAACTGCGGCCCGACCGCTCCAAAGAAGCCTTCGAGTTGTACGACCGGGGACTGATCTCCGCCGAAGCCCTCCGCCGGGAGAACGGGTTCCCCGAAGACGACGCACCCAGCCACAACGAAACCGTCCAGTGGCTGCTGCTGAAAGTAGCGTCCGGGTCGTCCACCCCCGACCAGGTAGGCGCCGCACTGAAAGCCCTCGGCGTCGCCCTCGACGTACCCGCCCTGGGCCTGCCGTCGCGGGAAGCCCAGCCGCCGCCCTCTCTCGAAGAGCATCCCACCCGACCCCGCACCCCCGACGAGTCGGCTCTGGTAGCCGCCTCCGAAGCGCTGGTGTTCCGGGCACTGGAACGGGCCGGGAACCGGCTCCGCGCCCAAGGCACCCGGCCCCCGGGGGTGCCGTCGTACGAAACCCACCTGTACGCCAAAGGCGACGAACGGTGCCTCGAAGACGCCTGGTCGTGTGCCGACCTGATCCTCGACGGGATCGCCGACCCGGTCCAGGTGGTCCCCGTCCTCGACTCCTACTGCCAGTCGCTGCTCGCCGAACGGTCCCCCCACAAACGGGAACGGCTCGTCAACTGGCTCCGGCTGGCGAACCAGGTGAGCGCATGAAGACCTTCGACGTGGTCGAGTTCGCCGCCCAACGCCGCCGCTACCAAGACCTCGCAATCGACGCGATCGAGATGCTGGCGTCCAAGTGGCTGGTCGACCCGTCCGAGGAGAACCGGGACCGGCTGCTCGGCGAAGTCCGCTCCGTCTACCAGCGGACCTACCGCACCGACAACGGCGAAGGCGAACCCCACGCCGCCACCGTCGCCGACACCATCGCCAGCATCCTGTCCCATTCCAGCCCAGACACCGACTCCTACACCCTGGCGACCCTGCTCGCGATCAACGCCATGAACGCCGCCGCCCAACAGGCCGCCGACGACAACAGCGAACCGATCCTGTTGGAGTGGGTGACCATGCACGACGCCGACGTGCGGCCCACCCACCGCGACGTCGACGGGGAACGCCGCCCACCCGGAGAAACCTGGGACGTGGGCGGCTCGGCGCTGCACTATCCCGGCCAACCCGTCGGGGACCCTTCCGTCTGGATCAACTGTCGGTGCACGCTGGCACCGGTGACCGCCGACACGGCACGACTCGGAGGTCCTGTGAACAGGACCACCTCAGGAGGAACCATGACCATCACGTCGACCAACACCAACGGCCTGCAGTCCTTCACCACCCAGGTCGACGCACCCGCAGCGGAACCCACCGAGACGACCGCCCCGATCGTGGTGCCCTGGCACGGGGTCCTCGCCCCCGAAGGGAAGTGGTCCGGCGACGGACGCCGGTTCGCCGAGAACTCCCTGTCCACCCGGGACCTGCCGCTGC